GTTTTGGGCGCGTGTTCGCTGACATACAAGAAAGCTTGTATGCTCACGTCCTCGTCCCAAGACACGGACCAGGAGCTGTCGTCGAGAAACTCCGCGGAAACGCGAAGTTCTCTAACAGAACCTGGACTAGCCGACTCGAGCGAGCCATGCCCGCAGACAACTACGTCTTCAGTAATTCTGAAGCGTGGCTAACGGGGCATGAGTCGCTGAGATTCCTTTCGAAAGACGAAGAACCACCTGTAAGGGTGGTATTCGTCCCTAAGACTGCGAAGACTCCGCGAGTCATAGCTATTGAACCAACTCACATGCAATATACCCAACAGGCATTTATGTCTGCTTTGGTAGACGGCATTGAGTCGGACCCAATTTTGGGTCGTTCTATCCATTTTACGGATAGTACGATCAATAGCAGTCTGGCTCGTAAGGCCAGCATAGACAAGTCTTTAGCTACACTCGATTTGAGTGAAGCTTCTGACCGTGTACATGCTGCCTTGGCTTCAGCTTTATTCGGGGGTTTCCCCGGACTTCGAAATGCTATCTTTGCATGTCGAAGTGCTAAGGCCAAGCTTCCGACAGGCGATGTTATTCGTCTTAAGAAGTTTGCGAGTATGGGTTCTGCGTTGTGCTTCCCTGTTGAAAGCATGGTGTTCTTTACACTATGCGTTATGGCAGGTCTGCGCGTTCGCGGGAAACCAGTCTCACTACCGTATATCAAGGATGTTGCATCCAAGATAACGGTCTTCGGGGACGATTTAATCGTTCCTGTTGCCTGGAGTGAGATGTGTATTAACATGATCGAGTCCGTAGGATTGCGTGTGAATCGTTCGAAATCTTTTTCGAACGGATCTTTCCGCGAATCCTGTGGCACTGATGCATATAAGGGTCACTTAGTGACGCCTGTGTACATCAGGTCGGCCATGCCAACTACACGTCAGGATACAGAAGGACTCTTAGCTACAGTTGCTTCAGCTAACCTCTTCTACAAGAAGGGTTACTGGAAGACTGCGAATTACATGAGGTTATTTATAGAAGACCTATATGGTTTTCTGCCTCACGTTGTTGAGAATTCTTCTGTAGTCGGTTGGAAGTCGTTTATGAATTACTACTCCGTCGAAAGATGGAATAGCGATCTATCTAGATTTGAGATTCACGGTTTAACCGTGAAGACCAGAACTAGAAAAGATTTCATAGACGGATACGATCGACTCCTCCGTTTCCACCTTGAAAAGGCACGCAAGCAGAGATGCTGGCGGTTGTCTCGTCAATGTGAAACGCATCAGAGAGACGGTGAACATAGGCAATCTGCCTATTTAGCCATTCTCACTGGTACGGATCCGGAGAAATCTACGCTGCGCGGTTCAGCTTACACTAAACGCCGCTGGACGTCACCTTGTTAAGGTGATGTATCTAGAGGGATTTCCCCTCTACTTGGGATCTACAAACAAAG